ATGTATCACTCTATTCTAGTCCCCATAGACATCTCAGATCCTGAGTTTACCCAGCAGGTCATTGCCCACGTTGAAACACAATCAAATCTGACTGATGTCGCTCACGTTCATTTCCTAACGGTTATTCCGACATTTCCCTATTACGCTTCTCTTGGGTTAGCTTATGCGGGAGAGGCTCCCGACCAGGAACAGATTAAAAATGAAGCGCTAGCAAAATTATCTGAAATCATTGATAAATTTAATATACCGAAAGACAGGATAAAAAAACATATAGCTTCTGGCTCCCCCAAAGATGAGATACTCAGGCTTGCTAATGATATTAAAGCCGACTTGATTGTCATCGCGTCACACCAGCCAGGCATAATGACTTATCTACTGGGCTCGAATGCCGCGGCGATAGTCCGCCACGCCGAATGCTCAGTTCTTGTCGTTCGTTAAACCTGGCATAATGTGTTCCCTCCCAAACCCTGCTGAAATCGCAGGGTATTGGATAGGACCGACTTAAAAATCCCCAGTACAAGTTCATCCCTGATAGAGATAATTAATCATGGCATCAAGGCCAAAACGATATGATGCCGTCTTACCTAAAAATCGGGCATATCAGCGATATTACAAATCTTATTACTGGCGAAATCCACTTACTGAAAAAGAGATTCCTCTGTGACAAATCGCCCGTAGAGATGCCATATCCCAAGCTATTCAGGCTAGCAATATATTGAATCAAACTTTCAGCCAGTAGTCCTACTTGAGCGACTGCCAGCGCTGCCCCAACTCCTGCGGCTAAAGCGTTATTCAGCGCTATTAAAGCATCGCGAGCTGGCTGAGAACACCATGAAAATGAGAGTCCTGCAAATCGGATATATTAACCAAGAATTTGAAGATAAGCCGCTCAAGGCCGTTACCACCAAGCATATCGCTGATTTTATTAACACCTATGTCAATAGCGGTAAAAGTTCGATAGCCGGTGACGTAGGTTTCAACATAGAAACGCGTATCGTCATCGGTTGGATCATCGTCACCATGATCAGCCGGCGGGGTAATTGCCGTGACTTCAATAGCATTACTTGGCGCAGGAATACCCAATCGGAAACTGACCGCTGGAAAATTCCCGTTACCCTGAGTCGCTATTTCATTGCTGGTGACCTTGGGATATTTGCCATCAGTGAAATACACTCGTTCATATTTATCCTGCGCTACAGGACTGCGAATAGCGTCAACAATATCGGACCATGCAAACCAGTAGTCATCGCGGTACCGAAAAATAGTTGTTGGTTTCAGGCTAAAGGTTTTCACTCCATCCACATCAGCCATGATCGGTGTAATAACTCCGTGACGAAAATGACAATTTTTAGCTACAGTGGCCGCTTGCTCAGGCAATAGATGTGGAACCGCCCGAGGCATTTCGCCGCGCATGGTCGTGATATCGATAGCTGACATAGTGAGAGGTTTCCGGCAGGCATAAAAAAAGCCCCACTAAAAAGTGAGGCTTGGCATCTTTGGGTAATTTAGCGCGTTATTACGAAAAGTTCAACAACCATATGTTTAATGAGTATCATCCAAAACTGTATAAGGATAGAACTGAGTCCTAATGACCAAACCCAATAAAATTATTCATCTTCAGTTAATTGGCTTTAATCCATTTATTAACTTCATCAATCATAAAACCGGGTAGTTTTGGTTGTGGTGCTTGCATGAAAGGCTGCCGCACCATCACTTTGTCTGCGATCAAGTCAATATCGTAATCGGGATACTTGACTCTTCCCACCGGGGGAGTAAAAGATGCTCGGTACAGAATTGACTCTGATGTGTTTTTTATCCATAGATCACTAATGTTTGTTAATGATGAATTATACCAAAAACGGAACCAAAACCTACGATTAGGCACGTTATTGCTCTTGGTACCAGTAATTGGCGGGTAGTCGTAAGCGAGTACCATCACATAAGGGATGTCATCAACAGTCATATTCTGGTAAGCAAAAATTCGCTTTCTTTTGGCTTCTGTTGCCAAGGCAAGGAATTCATTCAGGCTCATGCATGGAATTAAACGTCCCAATTCTTGATAAAAAAGTTGCCATTTTGATTTGAACTCTTTCCATAAAAAAGTTTCATTAGCAACATCAAGGGTTGTTGGGGTTAGTCCAATATATGGTTTGCCAAATGGAGCTTTGCTTGGGCACACCCCATGTGCAGTACCATGCCAAAAATGATGTTCTTTCAGCCCTTTTCTTAATTCAAGTTCTTGGCTGCAATAAGGGCATAGCGCTTTAATTGGTATCTGGCCGTTGACAGTGTTCGCCCCATGAATTCGACGAAAGTCATTGGCATTAATGCGCTTTCCCGTTGTTGGGTCAATTGCTGATTTCATTACAATTCCTAATAAATAAAATCATCTTGATCGTAAAAGTATATTGTTATGCCAATAATTTATCTATATTTTTCATTAGAAACATGGAATTGTTAACAGAAATACTAAAGTTCTTCTATGACACGGTCTGGCATCTACATTCTGAGATCAACAAAGCGCCCGGCTGGAATGTCTATCGACTGATCATCTTTGGAATCTTTGATGTTGTTATGCGCAAATGTCGGAGGAGCCGGATGTTGTTCTATTTTCAGAATTTTGCTCACCTTAATGGTTTGGAGTAATCATCCAAATCCAATATGCTTGGACGGGAATATATAGGGTAATAACAAGGAAAAGTTATGGATACGGTTGAAGAACTCAATGGAACATACTTCTATGCATGTCGTTCGAATCTGACCGCCAGCGAATTACTATTTATGATTTTTTGTGAGAACACGGCAAACCAGTTTGGTATTCAGGATTTTGGGGCTGTAGCTGCTATTATTTCAGGTAGAAGCAACCTCTCTACCAGAGGAAAGCCCATAGGTGCAACAAAAGGCACTTCATACGCTTCCAAGGCGGCACGAAGTGTATTTAAGAAAACAAAAATCCCATTTGGTATATCGTTGCCCACATGGTTAGGGGGTTATACCCCGCTGACTGCGAAACGAGTTATGGTTCGTAATCTCGCCCCGTTTGTTGGTCGCTCGATCCCCTTGCTTGGCATCATCATTATTGCTGCTGACGTATCAGAGATTACTTACAATACAATTCGTGACTACAACATGATAGCAAGGGGAGCTGATAAGTTATGGTAGATGATATTGAACAGCGGATTTATGATCTTGTACGGCCTTATGCTGGCTTCTATTTGTTCACTAGAAAGAAAGTGGCTTTAACTCCCGATACAGACTTAGACACTGACCTTAGTATTGATGAGCTTGAAGTAGAAGATCTCATGAATGATTTCTTTAAAGAATTCTCTGTAGAAAAAGGGAATTTCAATATTAAAAATTACTTCCCAGATGTTCCTTTTTCTTTCAATCCATTCAAGAAAACTGCCCCCATACCCGTTCCCGATTTAACTATAGGAATGCTTATCGAGTCCGCCAAAGCTGGCCGCTGGCTATACGATTGAAATAGCAGGGTAATTAAGCCCGGTTTTACTATCCCTATTCCGGCGCTGCCGGCCACTCAATATCCGGTGTAAGAGAAACATCGATGTTTTTCACTTTCACACGATACTGTTTCCACGCTTTTAAGTCGGCGCGGAGTTTATCCGGCACATCAGAGTTACTATCTTCTAGCCCCTCTATTTCATCTGACAACGCACCTATCATGTCGGATGCCTGCGACATAAGTGATGTTTTTTCAAAGTTGGCAGCGATAATAAGCAGCTCTCTTTGGCTTTCGATATCTTCAGGTGATGGGCCGCTTGTTTCTATCCAAACACCATTACTCCATTCACCTGTTTCAGCGTCTTTATTCGCCATTTGATATTGTGCTTTATAATATCCGTTACCGACTAAGTCAGCAGTCCAGTTTTCTGGTAGAACATCACCAGATTCCCCTATGATGAAATCCACAACATAGAAGCCAAGAGCATCTAGCATATTAATTTTCATAAAAATTATCCTTATTGTAAGGAAACAGCAATATTAATGGATAAAGCTGATCCAACCCCAGACGTTCCATAAACCTTACAATTACCATCTGGCGTAATTGCTAAACGTGTAGAAACAGATCCAACGGGTTGTGAAACGCCTGTAATTGTACATATAATTGGAGCGGCTACTCTAAAACCTACTGGAAAAGTAGCAATAGTTGTACCATCTGCCAAAGTTCCTGCCAGTATTGAAGCTTCAATAAAAAGAAGACCTAATATTTTTCTATAGCCATTTCTATAAGGATTAAGAATACTCCATCCGTTTTGTAAAGTAAGAGGAGTCCACGGGGTTGTTGCAACTTTATTTTCTGTAAATGCATCAGACTCTAGAGAAACTATTCTAGAAGTAAGTAGAGATATTTCAGTTGCTAACTCAAGTGCATTTATTTGACCTTCATTGAAAGCAGCACCCGCAAGTTTGATAACATAACAACCCGTTGCGTTGAGCATGCGGTTTTCTTCAGCGGTTGGTACAACCCTGCTTGCATCAAATTCAAGCTGATGACTTCCTGATGCTATTGTGTAAGCAGAGGTAGTGAATTTTGCTGTATTTCCAACACTGCCTAACTGACCAAACACTCCAGTAACATTCAAAGGATCAACATCAAGCCATACAGATCCATTGTTATCACTAGAATATGTACCTTTAATATTACGGATAGCATCCATTTGAATGGTACCGACAACCCCATTTGATTTAGCACCATCACCGCGACGAACAGGCGCACCGACACTGCCAGGTGATTTACCGTTCTCATCGGGCAGTCTGAACGTAGTTGTACCGTTACCGCTCGACCAACGCATCCTTTTAAGTGGGTCTGCTTGCCATTCAGCCTCTGTAATTACAAGGCCTTTAGCTTGAGCCTCCGCCCATGCATCTGGGAATAATGCACGACTTAACTCTTGCCCGTCACGGGGTGCAGTTCCATCAGGGATATGGTCGCGGTTATCTTCCCACCAACTGAACAACAGCGGTAAACCGCCAGCGGGCTTTGCATCTAACTGTTGCTTAGTGACTGCACCTTTCGGATCTGTGGCATCACCGACTAAAATAAGGGAGCCTGTTAACGTGCCTCCAGTCGTATCCAGCTTCCCAGCCAGCCCATCGGTCAGATCCTGATTGCTGGCCTTATCTGCGATGGCCTTATCAAACTCCGTCTGACTGACTTTCTGATTAATCTGTTGTTCAAGCGCTGATACATCGATGCTTTTTGCTGATGCTTTCGCCCTTGCGGCGAACTCTTCCGCTTCATCCCGAAATCCCTTGGCGGCAGTTTTATCTCCCGCGGTCGCTGTTGCTGAGTTTCCCGCTGCCTCGGCACCAGCCAAAGCAGATTGCTCACTCTGAGCGGCGGCGTTCTTGCTGCTTTCGCTTTCACTGGCGGATTGGGCGGCACTGTTCGCACTACCGGCAGCAGCAGAGGCTAATTGCCTCACTTCAGTATGAAGTCGGTTAACTTCACCGACCTGGGTATCAACCGCTAATTGTGCGGTTTCGGCACCTTCGCGAGCAGCTTCAGCCCGATCTGCATCCGTTTTCACTGCCAGCTTAATTTTAGTGGCTGTCTGTTCGGCAGCTAATATTGATGCTTTATCCGCTGCTGACTGAGCATCATTTTTATATTGCAATGCATTTTCTTCAGACAAAGCGGCAGCCTTGGCATTTGCAATAACAATACTCTCACTTTCAAACGCATGCAGCGCAGACTCAGCGGCTGCGGTAGCACTAGCCCCAGCAGTATCTCGATACCCTTTCGCTAATGCTAATGCTTCAGACAGGTCGCTAGCATATTGCCTTGCCTCATCGCGGGAATGACCTGCGCTAATAGCCGAGTTACTAGCGCTGTTTTCTAAAGCCTTAATGGTTGCCAGATCATTGGCTACCTGCTGTTGGATTTGTCGGAAGTACAGGATCACATCAGGTGTTAGCTCTGACTCCATGATCTGCTGCTTCAGCAACTGATTAAGGGTGCTGGGGCCGGTAGTGTCATCTAGCGTAACCGCGCCATAGACAAAACTACGGCCATTGGCCGCCACCGTAATAGAGTAGCTACCCTCTTCCAACTGGATGCGATATGCACCTGTGTTGTCTGTTCTTACCGTAACTGAAAAGGTATTTAGGACAGTCAGACTATTTGCTACCGCAGTAAGGGTGATTTGTGCATTGACCACCGGCTCACCCACCGGGTTAATCATAATGCCGGAAACTGTTACGCTCACTGTCCACCTCCCTGATACTGCGCCTCTTTCAATTGCTGGGCGAAACTCTCAGAGTTCTGTTTAACCCCCAACTGATCACTGAATGCCTGGTAATGCTGCATAGCTAAATTGAGATTGGCCCCCGCGTCACCATCTTTACTAAATGAACGATACAGCATCCAATCTACCAACGGATTCACATAGAGTTCATCAACCGGTACCGGCGTTTTATCAGTCAGATCATTGATAGCAACGGCCACCGGAACTCTGGCAACCACCGCCTCAATACCAATAGGCTGCATAGCACCGGGAAACAGGTAATACACTTTGGGTGTCAATTCGTTGTAGGTGTAACGCTCGACTGAGCCAGTCATTTGATGCCAGTCGGGGTATTGGCTATCCAGTACATCGCGCGGTACCGGCCTTAATGCCCTGCCGTCTACTAAACGAATCATTTCAATTAAGCGAATAGCACCATCAGGCAACGTCTGTTTAGTTCCAACTTCAGTGGTAATCACTTCAGTAGTAGCTCCCGCATCAGGTCGCGCCAGAATGACTGCCCGGACAGCATCATTGTAATAATCACATAGCTCCGCCAACGGCCAGCGTAGCCATGCAGTATCTTTGAGCTGGGTGTTAACCCGCCCAATAATCTCGGCAATGGTGATCATTAGAAGAACTCGTGTTTACGAACAGGGTTATTGAAGGCGGTGATCGGGGAGTTATCCAGTGCCTCACGGAATGCCCGACGATAGCCATCGACAAAGCGCACCCCGAAGTATTGTGAGCGCTGCGGATCCGTCCACGGTTTGCCCGGCATGATAAATAAATCTTCAAGTGCGCCAATGGCGATCACGTCGGCATAGTCGTCTACCAGTACATCCGGCACTTCAGTCACATCGCGCTTTGGTTCAATGGCAAAATCCACAGTCACTTTGGTAAACGGCTGATTGAAGATGATTTGATTGGCGGACTTTACAGTAAATTCAATGCCTGCCGTCAACATGACACCCAGTGCACTGGCATTACTGACCTGATTAGTGAGGTCTAATACCCGTAGACGCTTGACGCATTTCACCAGATCACTGTCCGTCAGGATATAAGTCGTACCCGGAGTAACATCATTAAAAGTGACGGCGTCACGGCAGAGCAATGACTCACGACAAAAAGTGATCGCTGCATCTAATGCGGCCTGCTTCATCATGATATCTAGCGGGCCGCTGATATGCTTTCGTATGGTTGGTAGAAATGCGTCAAGTGTTGCCATCGTTATTCAGCCTCAGTGCTAGCCGCGTTCTTGGCCTGAATTGCTTCACGAACACGAGCGCGGAAATCATCAACCTTTTCCTGAGCAGCCTGCTTGATATCCAGATCTTCAGATTCGACTAACGTTGCCAGTTGAACAGAAGTCAGTTTGGCAATATCAACATCATCACCACCGATCTTCAGGACAAAACTATTTTTTGCAGCCTCAAGTTTGGCTTGTTCTATAAGTTGCGCAGCCAGCTCTGCATGTTCTTGCTCTGAGGCTTGTTGCAGATTGAGCGTACTTTCCAATTCATCGTGTCGAATAAATACTGTTGGGAAACCGTGCTTACCGAAACCCTGCCGTTGAAAGATCAGCATTTAGAGCTGCTAGCCCGCTCTGGGATCCATTCGTTATTTGATGTTGTCCGTCGAACGCCGGATATGTTGGCTAATGCCGTCAAAGGCTTTGGGATCGCCAGCGCCCGCCAGGTACATGCTCAATGCACCCGAATCGTAAAAGAGTGGGAATTAGAGCAGAAACAGAAGGAAGCCGCATGATGGATGAGGAACTGAACCAGAGTACCGGTAACTACTTTAAAGAAGATGACCGGGGAGACTATACCGCTCGTATCATCTGGCTAATGCGCTGTCGCGCAGAGATCCGCAGTGGTAATCCCTATCGACCGATGCCAAAACCAATTTATCCCGGTAATGAGCAATGGCGTGGCTTATCTCAGGTGAATACGGTCGATATCGGTATTCGTAAGCGCTACTCATTGGAAGTTTTGCTGGCTATCTATCAGTTTCACCGCGCTGGCCACAATGAAAACTTGATTGCCAGTGATACCGGTATTCCGGTGACCACTATCCGCAAAATGTTGGAGCATAAAACCCAGAGCCAGCGCAAAGCATGGCAATTGGCGCACCAGCTCCGCATCCCCTCCAAGAGAGACATTATCAACCGGTTAATACGGGAGATTTAGTTGTAGAGGAAAAACCCATGAGTATGGGTAATTTATTTCGAAAAAATAGACTGAGGACTGACCAATGACCAACGATAAAACTCACCAGATTGATGCACCAACATTTTCTGTATCCCAGCAACCTACTGAGTTACCCCTTTCGGCCTTACTCACTCAGCGTTGCGTCGAGTTTTCCAACAGCCCGAAAGCCTTCGAAATTATCGACAAGGGCATTGAAAAACTCTTCGGGAATCTGATCGATGACGCTTTCGGCTCATATAGCGACTTCGGCAAGGTCATGAAAAACGCGATGAAAGCCGCGCTGCCTACCAACGTCGAGAACATCATCGAGCTGGAACGCTATAACAGCCTTATAACCCGATTAATGCGTGAAAAATGGGAAACGGCTGGTATCGAAAGCGGCATAGTCAAAAAGATGGATGAAATGATAACTGAGTTCACTTCAGAGGGAGTGATACCAAAATTCATTAAAGCATCTGATCTCTGGGCGGCGTTTGTAGAAGATAACAGTGAGAGAGCCAGCGAAGAACGTTGGGATTGTCCTCAATCCCTTATTGAGGATGACCGTGACGGTTTTATTTATGTCGGATTGCACGCTGAACCGGCTGGCGGCTATAAAACGGAAGTTAGCAAGGCATACAACTGCGATGTTTATTTAGGTTTTCGCGCTGAGCGTGTAGATGGATGGAGAGGCGCGCAAATCCTACATGACGAACACCCAGTCTATGAACTGTTTTCAGGCAGTTTGGAACACAACAAGATACTTGGCAAAAGAATCATCAAAGCATATAGCCGCTTCGAAAAGCTTGTACTTGCGCTATATCACGGTGGGAGTCTCTTAGTGTGGGATTCGGCACCAGACGACCTTTATTACCCTGGCAACGATTAATCAGGAGCGAGGTATGTCTCAGGAACTGGCTTTGAAATTTAGCACCGCAGATCCAGAGCAACTACTGGGCATACTTCCGACGGAAGAGGTGCTGAAAATTATCAACTTATTTCTAAATATGGCAAGGTTAAAGCGTGGAAAGTTCCGTTCAAATCCCCTGCACCAAAAAGCATCAGACTACCCGTATATATTGAAAATAAAGAAATTTTATTTTCACAGATGAAACTGGCGGGAGTTACAGTCACTGAACGCACTCAATTGATATCTTTTAGGCAAATGCAAAAATATTATTTCTAGTCTGGTGCCACTTGATGATACTAGCAACGACGAAAAACCTTGAAAAGGTTCGGCTTAAATTAGAATAAAAATGTAGAGACTGAGTAAAAAGCAGAAAAAAGATCGCTATAACACCCCGAATTATCGGGGTTTTATAAAAATACTGAATGTAGTTTCATCGACAGTACGTTGATCGGAGTCTTTGATTTTCAGTCTCATATGATGAAGTCCATGGTAGCTTGTTGATTCACTAACTTCACCATAGTAATACCCATTTTGATAGACCATGGAACTACTCTTAATTTGCAAATCAAGAGCGTTGTGGCTTAGAGCTTCATCACCAGTATTTTGTTTTTCAGAAACAAGGGTAAATATTTTACTAGCAATTTTATGATATTTAACCTTGAATATCAGTGACATCCCCCTATCAAGACTCAATGCACACGGATTACGATGTGTCAAAGTGGTATGTTGGTTACTAACAACTAATTCGACCTCTATATCGGTATTATTCAAACCATAAGGTAGAAAGCCAAAATATTTACTATTATCTAGCTCATACTGCCGATAATTAATTAACTCACCCTTTACACGATAATTGGGCGTTACATACTTACGATCTATTTTTTCAACCCTATCATCACGAGTTATTTCTTTAAAAGGAATAGATAAATATTCATTACCAAGCCCAATCAAATTCTTAAAGTTCTCTCCAACCATGATTTTATTCGTTTTTGCTGCTTGCTGTAATTTAGCTGCAACATCAACGTGATAAGATGTTGCTGTTACCTCAAATGCTCCTGAAGCCCCGTAGTTACCCCAGATGATATCTTTATCCTTTGCATAATCAATGCCAAGACGAATTCCAATTGGTTTTTCTGCGGTTATATCACCAAGGGCTGGTGTAATTACTTGTTTCATAAACTCAATAATGTATACACCTGCATTTAGAGAATCTATGGCACTATCTATCTCCCTGCCTTCAGGGACTTTATTTTTACTTCGGAAAAACGCCATAACAGCGTCGCCCATTATCCGGTGAACATGCCCATCAAATGCTTGAATTATCTCGATGACATATTTTATGATCGTGTTTTTAATATTAAATACAATTTCAGGCGGATAGGTTTTACCAAGCTTAGTAGAACCTGCAATATCAAAGAACATAGTGACTGCATACCCATTTTCTAGCTCGGCAGTACCACTTAGATGTTGAAAATCAGGATGCGTTCCTATACCCTCATTTACTGGACCAGATTTACCAAAGGCAGGTCTTAGTTGAGATTTCACATTAGACTCAGTTATACTCAGGGCAAATGCAGACTCATCAGTTAATATGGATTCGAGCAGACTTTCAGTGCCAACTTGCGTATTTATAGATTTCCTGAGTGTTCTGTTGCCTTCATTTGCAAAGACTCTTGATTTTTTCTCTGAAGACTTATTCAATTCTCTTGAAACATCAAGAGAAGCTTCTAGGAACATATCTTTAAATTTAGACTGCATTTATTCACCTATACAACTAACAAAGTAAGCAGAGCCAGAAAAATAAAAAAAACTGCTCCTGCAATGAAGAATATAGCTATTCTATGATTATAGTATTTTGCCACAAGTCCCTGAGCCAAATTAAACTGCAAGGACGACATCGAATTCAATAATTCTTCTTTGGATGTTGTATAAAAACGCTCACGATACTCACCCTCCGAATTAAAATAACCGACTATGTCTATAAAAGAATAAATATTACAATTTTCACTTTTTTTGACATAGGGCATTACAGTTTTACCTACAAAGAAAAATGCTATTAACAATGCAGTTATAATTAAAAAAGTAAGCACCTTGAATCCAACTGCCAGATCTGCATGATTACTATCAATAAGAAACTTGATTGCTGAGGGTGCATTTGCGCAGACTGCAGCAATAATAGCAGTTATAAAGGTGATTATTATAGTCGATTTTGTATTAGCATAATTATGAAACCCATCTGTTCGTGTTATTATTTTCTGCATTAAATCTATCTGGAAGGTTTGTTCTTTTTCATCGTTCATGTGTACTCCTTTTTGAATTTAACTGTGTTTGTAATTTTTTAACTTAGATTAAAAAACAACACTTATGCTCAACCCTATAAACATAGAAGGAAAATACGATATACAAGGCTGCAGAAAATATCATTTAGTAATGTCACAACATTACTACATATTTAGACTACTTCTACGATGCAAAAATCCAGCAAGCAGAATGATAGTACTGTTCGGAGATATTCACAACGAGATAATTCTATGAAGGAGCTTTGCATATGAACGTATGACACTTTGTAGTTGCCAACATCTATAGAGGTATCCGTGCTTAGGTTGCGTGGCAGATAAACCATGCTCCTTAACTTTCGGGGACCCTGTTGCTGATGTCTTCCATTAAGACCAACTATTAGCCATCCCTTCAAACGCCGCGATAATCTGCATTGGCTTAAACATATCATTTTCTGCCACTGCTTCTACTCGCGAATTGATTATCGATGCTCGACGACGTTGGTTACATTAATCATGTGACCGTCCCCTAAATCAATGGATCGAGAACGTCAGCAAACTCTAGTTCTTAAGCCAAAAAATAGAGGTAATCTGCTCGCGTTTTTATCTGTGTGAAACGAAAATATATAGTATTTATCCCATCGTGAGACGGGATAAATATTGCGACTTAAAAACATAGCCCCTTACCACCCCAGACCAAACGACCATAATAGGGCGCAGAATCGTTGCGCCCTTTCCTACTGAGGAAAGACCAATGACCAAATTACTGACATTAGAAGAATGGGCGGAAGAAACCTACCGCAGTAAGCAACCAACGCCCCAGACACTTCAGCGCTGGGCGCGAGGCGGTAATATTTACCCGGCCCCTGAAAAACATGGGCGAGAATATCGTGTGCAGCCAGGTGCGATTTATATTCAGCCTAAAAGTTATCGGCTAGCAAAAGAAATACTTAAAACATCCCCCAGTACAAGTTCATCACTGATAGAGAAAATTAATCATGGCATCAAGGCCAAAACGATATGATGCCAACTTACCCAAAAATCTGACATATCGGCGATATTACAAATCTTATTACTGGCGAAATCCACTTACTGGAAAAGAGATCCCTCTGGGACAAATAGCCCGGAGGGATGCCATCTCTCAGGCCATTCAGGCTAACAACTATATTGAATCAAATTTTCAGCCAGTAGCCCTGCTTGAACGATTACAAGCCCCTGCCCCAACTCCTGCGGCTAAAGCCGAGATTAATACCGTAGCGAGTTGGCTAAAGCGCTATTCAGAACTATTAAAGCGTCGCGAACTGGCTGAGAACACCATGAAAATGAGAGTCCTGCAAATCGGATATATTAAGCAAGAATTTGGAGAGAGGCCGATCGAGACTGTGACCACCAAGCATATTGCTGACTTTATCAATACCTATGTCGATAATGGTAAAAGTTCGATGGCGGTAAATCTACGTTCTGTTTTGTCTGATGTTTTTCGCGAAGCAATAGCTGATGGTTTAATTAGCAGCAATCCAGTGGAAGCAACACGCACGCCATCACCAAAAGTTAAGCGGGAGCGACTTGACTATGCCGCCTTTTGCAAAATTTATGAGGCTGCTGGCCAACAACGGAACTGGGTTCAACTCAGCCTGGCTCTGGCACTGATTACCGGCCAACGCCGTGACGATGTGCGGCAATTAAAAAGAAGCGATGTTCATGACGGCAAACTTTGGATAGTCCAGAGTAAAACCAAGATGCAGATTGCGATATCGCTATCATTACGGCTGGAAATAATGAATACCACGGTTGGGGAAATTATAGAAAAGTGCCTGAATAACAGTAAAAGTGAATATCTCATCAGCTCGCCAAGTAAAAATTCAGGCAGAGAACCGGGGGCATTAAATGCCGACTCACTCACTAAAGCATTTGTTAAAGCACTGAAAGCAACCGATCTGATTTATGAAATATCCCCTCCCAGCTTTCACGAGATCCGCAGCCTGGCATCGCGGCTATATGAAGCAGAATACGGTAAGGAATTTGCACAAAAATTGCTTGGACACAAATCGATGAAAATGACGAATGTATACCTAGATTCACGTAAAAATGAGTGGGTTGAGATTTAGGCCGAGTATAGGATTTCGTGGAAATTTCGTTTATTTTCGTTTTTCGTGAAATAATTCTTTTAAAATCAATAAGATAAAAAAAGACCGAATACGATTCCTATATTCGGTCTAGGGAAATGGCTCTTGGGACAGAGCCGTGCGCTAAAAGTTGGCATTAATTAACGTAGGCTTATTCAGCCGTACTCCTTAAGCGTAGTCGAGTACATGTGTTTAGCCAACTTGGCAATGGAACTAATTAATTACGGTTGTAAACTAATCTGAAGGGTGAAAATCCAAACGGGTAGAAAAGAAGGTAACCATTTGAAAAATAAAGGCTAGTATCATTGCATCTCACAACCCCAAGTTTATTTTTGACACAGTGACATTGCGCGCTGCTGGAAAGGTTCCAAACTCATCTTCTGACCGGGCTTGTCACTGTCGTCTAGCAACAAAACATCTAGCGGTTTCGCTAAAACATAACCAGACTTCATCTGATCAGTTGCAATATCATTTAGGGGATATTGCGCTAACGTACTCGGGTTAATAACAAACAAAGCGTTACCCGTGCGGCATTCCAGCATCACTTCTTCCCGATTAAATGCCCATTGCTTGCCAAATTCAAACTTACTGACAGTCACTATCTTCCCGGCAGCAGTAGCGTTAACGGATAGCATCAGCAACGATAACGTCAGCACAAAACCTTTCAT